AGTTTTTTTATCAGGAACAAGCCCTGAATCGGCAAGCACTCGTTTATAGAACTGTACTGCTGGCTGTATCTCTTTCACATCGGCAATGGTTTCTTTGAAGGATAGATCATCTGAAAAAACAAATTTCTTTCTTTCAGAAACAGGTGTAAAATATAAATCTGTTCCGTCAAATTCAAAAACACCAGCTTCGGGCGTAGTAAGAAGTGCCCCTATGTCGAATTTTAACAGATACTGAGACGCAGTTCCAGCCTTTAAACGAAGCCTCCCTAAAAGGTTTACAAATCCAGAAACATCATATATCCCATAGTCGCCTTCTGGATTACTTTGTGTGCCAATAAGTATATATGATTTGTTTGCCGGGCTAGTTATTTGTCCGAGACAAATTCCTGCTATATTATTTACCGGACCAGAATGATACCCATTAATAAGAAGTCCATATAATTGATTTATTGTTAGACCAGAAGAATTATTTGCGGTAAAAAAATGGGCTGCCGCTAAAAAATCAACAATTCCTGTAGATCCAGGTTGGATAGTTCCTGCCTCTGCGTAAAGAGCGGCACTTGTCTGCCCCGAAGTCCAATTTTTTGTATTTAATGCGTTTATTGCAAGGTAAGCATGAAGTCCAATTTGCCTACGTGTGATATCAGCATTAACACCTGCTACATCTGTCAGAAGTTGTACTGCTTTCGTTGTCTTAGTGGGATTTATTACTTTTACCCAATTCAAGAATTTCACATCATTTATTGAAACATTTGTTGGTGTTGTAACCTCTCCTAAGCATAAAATACTATTAACTTCTGATAATAATGAATTTTGGAATTGTAACCCGTCCCATTTAGATAGAGAGTTTTCAGATAAAGTAGGTTTATCTAATTTAGCATCTAATTCTGCCTGCCTCCCTTCCTCGGCCAATACTCTTAATTCTTCTGCTGCATCTGCGCTTTCTTTTGATGTTTTCGCCGCATCTCCTTGAGCTTTTGCATAATCACCCTGGGTATTTGCATAATCACCCTTTTCATTGGCATATAAGGCTGCATTATCAGCTGCTAAGGCTTTTTCTGCTGCACTTTGAGTAATAATACTGGCAGCAGAAGTTGCATTATTTGCTGCTGCCGTAGCTGCCGTAGCATTCCTTGCTGCCGTATTGGCCCCCTCAGCAGCAAGAGTGGCATTAATAGTTGCCTGAGCTGCTTGCTGTGTCTGAGCTGTTGTTGCGTTTTTAGCGGATACTGCTTGCTGTGCAGCATTAATAGCCTCTTTTGTAGCAATCTTTGTTTTACCAGTCTCTACAGACGCTTCTCCGGCTCGTGTGTTTGCGTTATTAGCCGCAGTATTAGCCGCAAGAGTGGCAGCATTAGCATCAGATACGGCATTACTCATTGCTGCCAGTCTCTGTTGTATCTCTGCATCCACAGTAGCCTTATATGTGTTATAATCAGAAGTAACAGCCCCTGCTGCGTCTGTGGCTGGTTGCCTAAGATAATCTTCGAAGTCTTGCTGTGTGCCAGAATGTCCGGATTCTATCCAGTATTGATATGGACTGGTAGAGTAGTGTGTAAGATCTATGGTAAATGAAATGTCTCCTGTATTCACAACAAGAGACAATTGTTCATCATCCTCGGAGCCGTCAATAGGTCTCGAAGTGCTTTTATCAACTGCATAGAAATCAATATTCTTACCAGACTTAACAAGGCTGTCCTGAGATAAAGATATGATTATTGGCGCCGGTCCCTCCTGTAATCTCTCTGACAGATCTTTTGAGAGGAAAAAGCGAAAAGAATAGTCACTTAACAACTCAAAAAACAAGGGCAACTCCTGTATTGTCGCCTCAATATCATAATCAGACGCCTTAACTCTTTCTCCGGAAATAGGGACCGGAGTGGTAAAAATAAGTGAAAGGGTGTCGCCTATATATATCTTCCTCCTCATATCCTCTGCATTAATGTTTAACGAAACTAATCCTCGTTACATTCCCGGAAGCAATGAATACATCCGTTATATCCTTTCTTTTTGATAAGCCTATACGCTTTCTTCTTACTCACATACCTGCCATGCCTCATATTTTGTACTCCACAGGCATTGTTTATTTTAGGAACATAGTGTATCTCTTTTGTTGCCTTGTTGATTATATATTTATAGCCAACAGCTTCGAGTATCTTTATTCTTTTCATAGTATTATTGCATTAAACTGATTGCATTATCGAGTGCGTGTTTAGATTCTTTCTCTTTGTTAAGGATCCCCAGCACCCTTGAAGCGCATATCCAACATAATGCATCTACAAGAATGGCTGGAATATTTTCAGCGACGTCTTTTTTTATATAAAGGAAACGACTGATAGTATGCAGGGTTTTTATTGAGTAATATTCTATGACAAAGCCAGAAGGACGTGCTGATAGGACTGCGACGGGTTTATTTATCCCGGCTCTGAGCCATTTGTTTGCCTGCCTTTTGGCTATATGGCTTCCCTGCTCTTCGAGGATGGTTACCGGTCTCTTCCAGTCTGACATCATTAACTCTGCAAGTCGTAAAAAGTCTGCAGGAAGAGCTATAGTACCGTATAAAAGACCTGGGCCATAGGCTGTTCCGGCTGTTAATGGGGACGCTGTTAATGGAAGGCGGTGGATAGGAGCTTTTAATAACACCTCTTTTGCGCTTTCATCAAGGTGGTCATTGATGATTTTATCAAATGGAGCATTATCCTCTACCCCTACATCAACCAACACAGCTTCATCTGGAGTAATTTCATCAATTTTTACCTTTACCTTATTTATTAAAAGACTCCTATCCATCACCTAATCGTTGTCCTTACGGAAGATTACATCAAAGCCAAGTTCTTTGCCCTTTTCAATAACCTCAATGGAGGTCCTTAATTTTGTTTTTACGATATTATATGGAGGCTGACTAAAGAACTGTTTTGCCTCTTGTACTGTCTTAAACACTTTCTCAGAGCCACTTCCTGTTTTAACAGGTTCGGATTCAGCCTGTGTTTTAACAGGTTTGGATTTAGCCTGTTTCGCCGGCTGTGTTTTCGCCGGTTCGGTAGTGTTGTTATAGCTTTTCAACAGCCTGAATTTCTTCCCGAACCCAACATTATTTTCAATTGCAGATTGTATGTCCGGATTTCCGGTTACATACACGCCATTACTCACGCTATCGCCTCCTGCAAACTCAATCCTTACTTCTTTCCCTTTAACATAAACAGATGTGCATAATTTCCTGTCTATTGTGCATTGGTAAACTTTTATCATGGTATTTTAAGTTTAAAAAAGGGGAGCAGAAAAGCCCCACTCCCCTTAAATTTTGATTATTGTATATTAAGCACCAGTAGTGGCAGCGTCAGTAGTTGCTGCGGATGTAGTTGCTGCGGATGTAGTTGCTGGAGCAGTAGTAGAAGTAGATCCGGAAGGACGTATCTTTCTATGTACTTCCAGGTTCTCTGCAAACAGAGCATAGTTCTCATGGATACGGACCGCCTTAGCCCTTCTCGTACCTGTCTTATCAAGGTCAAGAGGAGTGGTCTGGAGATTCTCATAAATATATTTAACGATGTATGACATATCCAGCACCATGCCGCATTGAGCCATATCGCCAACAAACAGTCCGCTCATTGATTTAACAAGGAGCTCTCCAAAATTGGTTTCTATTCTGTTAAACTTAACACCATGAACTACCTCAACATTCTTTGCTTCTACTTGTTTAGAATAGCTATCTACCTGAGAAAGCCATTGTAAGAGTATGGGTCCGGCAAGCAGTACACGTCTGTCAGATCCATTATTACCATCAAAAATCTCTCTTGTGAGTTCCACGAAAGTGTTATTTGTTGGAGCACTGGAAGCATTGTATTCTGAGGTGTAAGTAAGCTGGTTCCAGAGACCATCTGAGGTATAAACAATTTCATTGTTTTTCTCAGGGTTGGTAAACTTACCTTTTACTCCAAAGAGATTTGTAAGCTCCATAGAGCGTTTCAGATCCCATATTGCAAGTTCTCTGTGTGTAGAAAAGTCGAGTGCCACTTTCTTTTTCTGTAATTCAGAGAGCATTGATACTTCTACCTGGGTCATGTGTATCTGTGTGTAATTCTTCCTTGTAGAAGGCAAGGCAGCAAACGGATCGGCCTGGGCAGTGAGCTCAGACATTGCCTTACCAAGTCTTAACAACTTAGTTTCTGCAGGCAAGGCTGGTAGTTCGCTACTAAGACCAATGCCATTAACGGCAATAACTTTAAGCGTACTGTCAACATTATCTTTTCCTACTACATAAAGCATTAGAGGTTTCAGATCCCCACCAAGCACATCAGGCACGAATACTGTTTCATTGATTTGCCACATTGCCTTCTTCCCGACCTTAATATCGGCAACATCTGTCCCTCCTGCATAATTTTCAATAACGGTATCCTGAATATCTCTTGTACCTATTTCATACCCTCCACACTCAGTGGACTGACATGACTGCACATTACCTATCTCTCTCGTTAGTGTGTCAAGCGGTACGTCTGACGGTCTTATCTTAACAATTAGACGGTTTAGATCTTCTTGCGTGAGCTCTCCTGCGTCTTTTAGCTCCTCCTGCGTCAACGTACCATCAACACCTGTTCCCGGACCTACAATACCACCAGCAGCAAGTAATGTTATTCCGCTACCGCCAAATAAAAGGCCGCTAAGGACATCAAACCCCGCAACCCCAGATATTGCCACTATAATAAAAGTGACAATGAGTAAAATAAAAATCCCTTTTCTCTTTTTCATCTCTCTTTGTTTTAAATTGTTATATTCCTTTGCGTGTTTTTATTCCTGAAAAAAACTCGTTTTGCTTTTTAGTTGACTTTTCAGTGTTCACTCCCTTGCCTTCTGAACGAGGTATGCCATCACCCAGGTTCTCTGCATTTTCTTTTGTCTTTTTTTGGTCAATAGCTTCGTTCCTGGCCTTGATTTTGCCTGCTTCCTCAGCAGCTTTCATCTCTTCGTCAAATACGAGGTTCCGGTAAAATGCTTCGAGTAGTTCTGGAGACACTTCTTTGTTTAGGATCTTTATAAATTCCCTGTCGATGTTGTCAAGCAGGGTATTTTTTTGTTCCTCAGATAGCCCTTTTTCCTCAGCGAACTTATCAATGCGTGCTATCGATGCCTCTTGATTGGCCTCAATTTGTTTTTCAAGTGCAGACATCTTCTTTGCACCTTCCAGCCTTTCATTATATGCTTTTTGGTATGCCTCATAATCATCATCGCCTTCTCTTGGGACAAGATCTTCTGAAGCAATGCTTTTTGCAATGGCGACCCTTAAAGGCAGTTTATTGATTACTACATCAAAAAGAAGCTGACCAAGTTCTGGATTAGCCTGCACTACCTCTTGCATAGTAGTTTCTGATTCTTTATACTTCCCAAGCTCTCCTTCTACTTCGTCAGCATACCTATCTTCCAGTTCGGTCCATTGTTCCTCCGTCTCTGGATTAGAGTCTGCATATCTGGCTTTTATTTGCTCCCTCAGCCTTCGTGTTTTGGGAGCCTCTGTCATGCCTTCTCCTGAAACCATGCCTTCTTTAACTCCATTTTCTTCTTCTTTTCCTTTCATGAAAAATATACTCTTGTAAATTTATGCTGAAACAAAAATGTAAGAATTTATAGATTAACTGCACCCAAAATGGGTAAAATCAGTTATATTTGTTTTGAAAAAGAAAGAATGAGGATGAAAGACTGGATATACTGATGTATAGAGAGGAGGATATAAGGAGGGGATTTGAAATAAAAGAACTATACTTTATCGTTTTAAAAAAAGCGATCCGGGACGGAATCCCTGAAAAAGAAGCAAAAGACAGGGCTAACTATGCAGTAGAATTGCTATACAACATATCTCCAAGAAGCAGGAAGAATATAGTTTACAAATACAGTAGTGAAAGGAAAAAGCGAAGGGGGAGGGGAGAGATAAATGGAGAGGATGACTTGTGCAAGTCTCTTTTCATTGAGAAGATATATCAGTTATTGTGTCTGCTAAAGGAGGTGAGAGATGAAATTGAGTGAGATATTAGCAGAGAACCAGACAAGAGCCAGTTATTATTACCGGGACTATTCCAGGATTGAAGGCGATCCTTTATGTGAGGTTATTCCACGGAGACAAGCATGGATTGAGGGAAGGTTGTTTTGGTTGCCTGAAACAATGTTTAACCTCTCCATCACCAAGGAGCTTGCTCAAGGGAAAACATTTAAAGAGATTGTGTCCTCAACAATAGGATACACTGTTGAAAATGAAAAAGAGGTAGTAAATGGGTTTATACAGGCCCGTTTCGCACATGACTTTGAGTTCTGGGCTTATAGTTGTGTATGGATCCAGTCAAAAGAGGGACATAAGATAATCAAGTTTGCTCTAAACAAGGGACAAAGAGAATTATTAAAAAGTTATGAGGATCAAAGGCTGGCCGGTAAGCCAATAAGAGTAGTTTTAGTTAAGGCAAGGCAATGGGGCGGCTCAACGTTAACACAGATATATATGCTTTGGCTACAATTGTTCCATTACGAGAATTGGCATAGCATTATTGTTGCTAACGTGAAGAACCAGGCCGTAACCATGAGACGGATGATGAGCGGCGTTCTCCGGAGATACCCTAAAGAACAGGGGAAATATGACTTTAAGGCTATAACCGATAGTCAAAATATGAGATATATACCACAACGAGGGTGTGAGATCCAGATCGGCTCTTCTCAGTCGCCGGAAACATTACGTTCGTCAGACCTCTCTATGGCACATCTTAGCGAGGTGTCTACATGGGTGTCAACAGCAACAAAATCCGGGGACGACCTTGCTCAGTCATTAGGGGCTGCCATACTTGACGAACCGGGGACGTTTATCTGTTACGAGTCAACAGCGAAAGGTATAGGAAACTTTTTCCACCAACAATATCTTGATGCAATATCTGAGAAATCTGCCTTTAAAGCGGTATTCGTCCCCTGGTATAAAATAGACATCTACAGACTACCCATAAAAGATTACAAATCGTTTATTGATAGTCTGACTCCCTATAACTGGTGGCAATATAAACAGGGAGCAACATTAGAGGGTATTAACTGGTATAATACCGCTAAGAGGATTAAGAACTATAATGACTTCAAGATGAAGTCTGAGTATCCCACAACGGCAGAGGAAGCGTTCCAGTCTAAATCAGGGAGGTTCTTTGACGAAGAGATGACAAGTAAGGCGAGAGAGACGTGTGAAGATCCTATTTTTGTTGGAGACATACGTGGTAACGCCACATCTGGCCCTGAGTGCTTAGATAAACTGCAGCTTATCAGTAGGAGTAGCGGAGGATCTGAGACTTTATCTATTTGGACCCCTCCTCATACTGATGGTGAGAGAAAAATATTAAACAGATTTCTCGTTGTGGTGGACATTGGCGGTAAGGTATATACATCCGATAACTCTGTTATATCTGTCTTCGACAGGGCTGGTCTCATGGATGCTTTTGGGGCATTAGAGAGGGCTGCAATGTGGGTAGGGCATATTGACCATGACCTGCTTGCATGGAAGGCTGCCCAGATTGCCAAATACTATGACAACGCACTATTGGCTATTGAGAGTAACACCATTGACAGTAGGGATAAAAAGAGTATGGATGTGATGACGTACGAAGGAGACCACTTTTATACTGTGATAAACGAAATATCGGAGCACTACCATCGGCTATATGCAAGGAACGCCCCTCCGGATAAAGTAGTAGATAATGGAGAGCCCATTAAGTATGGCTGGCACATGAACAAAAAGACGAAATACCAGGCTTACGATAGATATTATGCAGCCTTACGAGAGGATCAGTATATAGAAAAATCAGGTGAGGCAGTTAATGAGATGGAATGGTTAGCAGTGGACCCAAACGGAAAGATAAATGCAATACCTGGGAAAAAAGATGATATCCAAGACACTACGGCAATAGGTAATTACATAGCCTTTGAGGAGATGCCTATACCAAAATATGCTAAAGATAAAGAAGATATAAAAAGTATATTAGGCAACAATGTTGGCATTGCTACAATATAGCTTATGAAAGCACTCTCATTTTTTTAAGCTGAAACAACCTTCTTTTTAGTACTTCTTTTTTTAGCACATACTGATTATTAGATATTCCTATGAGTTCTGCTTGCACAACAGTCTCAAACCAACTCTTGATACATCCATCTATGATACAATCATAAATTGCTGTATCAACAAGTGATAGCACATTTTCGTTATATGCATCATGGTCGTTGATTGATATATCTATCGTAACATCTCCTCCCTCGACTGGAGTCGTCTTAAATGCATCTACAACCCCTGCTGTCTGCTTTAAAAATATCTCAAACACCTCTGAGAGTATCGTCGTGAGACAAATAAGAAAAGCGTCTTTTTCATCTTCTGACAATGCGTATTCTTCACCTATGTTTTCTCCCTTCTTATTCTCCATGTTTTTTGTCATGTATGTTGTTCTAAGGGATGTTGCATCAAACAGCGTGTTTTGGCTGTATGAAAATTTGATTTTATTGTCTGCTGCTATGTGTGACATGATTTTGCTATTTTAAAATTATAAAATCGGGTCAACAGGTAGTTTTGCTGAGTCTTTACGGTAATCTCTTGCCTGATGTATTTTTTTATCATATAAAGTTATTGAGTCATCAATACCAAGAGGCCCGGACTCAGGGCCAAACCACTCTTGTAAACACCTTAGTTCTATGTACTTAATTATATATTGTTCCAAGGAATAAGCCACTGAGGCTTTATGATATGACTGCATATCCATGGTTATATATACATACTCCCCATCAATATTGTTATCAGTAAACTCTTTACTGAAGTATCTTGCGAGCAATATTACGAGATCGGATATTGCAAGGCTGAAATAGCTATTGAATAAACCTCGATCCTCTTCTGTTAGCTCCCTATTATCTGTCCTTTCGCTTTGTGCTAATTTTTCCACAAGACGCACAGTAGCAAGACTTGTTAGGTTAAAAATCTTGTCTCTCTCGATGGTTAACTCCCACCTCTTACCTGTTGCTGTATTATAAATATCTACCATAACTATTTAGCTTATTTATTCCCATAAAATAACCTCTTTGCATCTCTCATCCTATCTGGTGATGTTTCCGGCAATTGCTGTTGTGCTTCTTGTAACATCTGTGGGTCTAACCCGTCAGGCATCTTACCTTCTTTTAACATCTCTCTCTGGCTTTTTATCGAGGCTAACAGTTTGTCAGAGAAAGGAAGTGAACAGTTTTCAAGGAAAGCCTCTATGCCGATGTACTTGTTTTCCAGCATCTTAAACAGCATATCATCAATGAGCATCCTATAAGTAGGAGTGTCGCTACCTTTCGCTATCTGGTTCTCAAAGTCAAGATTTCTTATTGTATCCGGATCATACCACTCTGCATCATTGGATATATTTTTGTTTCCTTGGCCCTGGTAGTGTTTCTCTGTATAGTACTGACGTATTAACTGGATCATCTTAAAGTCTCTTTTCTTACAGAATGAAGCAAACGTCTCCAGGTGGTCAAGGATATTAAGAGAAGCATTGGCCGTCTCTTGAGCAAAGAGGGAGGCAGGAGTACCGGAAGGAGGCTCTTTCCCTTGCATGGCAGGAGAAACACCGCTTATCTCTTGCAGAAATTTCATCTGTAAGCTTATCATCTCTACCATGCCAGGGTGCAAGGCACTGGATACTATTTGCTTCGGAACCTGCACTGGTCTTCCATCTTCAGTTCTGAGCTTTATCTTAACAACTCCGTTGAACTTAACCCACTCCTCAGCTATCCTTTCAAGAGGGAAGTCTTCTGTTATGGCCTCTTCAGGAACAAGTAACACTCCTTTAGCAGATGCACTATTCATAAAATCCCATAAAATAACAGACCTGTTAATCATTTTCTGTTGATCTATAAGGTCCTCCACTATACTCCAGACCGCACCATTAAACATTGGGTAGAACTGGAAGATATATGGATGAGAGTTATGTTCGTAAAGACACTCAGATTCCCACAGGCAAAAGCCAGTAGGAGTAAGATGGTAATATTTCCATGTCTTGATAAACTTTCTCTCATATTCTATAAGAGGTATATCTACGTTGTTTTCCTGAGACAGTAACATCCTTGACTCATTCTCTGCGTCAAGCATTTGTTGGTCTTCTAACGCATATGTCTCATAGGAGGCGTCCGACCTGTCGTGTGCAAGTAACTTCCACTCACCCTCAAATATACACACCTTTATTACTCTGCAAAGGTTGCTCGAAACAGGGGTAAGAAAATCAAGGTTAGTTATTGTTTTTTCGTCAAAAGCAAACCCCCTGTCGTTATATATATCTCTTGTAGACGCATATATTTTTTCTAATTCTATCTGTTGCTCAGGTGTTTTAGCGTAACGTGCTACAAGGTCATAAAGAGGGATGTCCTCAATATCTCCAATTATGCCTATATCCTCTCCCTGTACGTCTTCAATGTTTGGGTCAATGAAAAACCTACTCAAATTAACGGACCGGAACTTAGGTATGGATCTTTTTCTCTCATGGTCAAAAGAATATGAAGTCTCATATATTGCTGTTGATGTAATAAGAAAGTCTTCGAGCTTCCTTGCGTCTCTCTCTTTGCCGTCATTTGCGTTATATACTCCTTCTAAGGCCACTGTCATCATCTCTGATGCTGTCTGGTCCTTCCTGTTTCTTGCTGTAACGACAGACTTATATGGGTTACTACGAAATTGTCCTAAGATATTCCTCATATGTGGACGTATAAGATTTTGCTTCAGTGGAGGTCTGCCTTGCATCTGTAGGTATTCTGCCTCTGTCATACTTTCGCCGTTTACCACAACAATATCACCCCATTGGTGACCACGGTAGTAACGGCTATTTCTATAAGCCCTTCTACGAACATCAAGTAAAGAATTATAGCAATATTCTGCCTGCTGTAGTATATAATGGTATTTTATGCCCTTTTTAAACCCTGATACAACAATATCTGCACCTCTGCTCCTTGCCTTTGTCTTCCCGATCTTTTGTATAACTTTAAGATCGGCCTTCGTTACCCTCTTCATCTCTTATTATATAATTTATCTATTTCTTTTATTGCATCACGTAGAGCCACGGCCTTATTATCAATCTCCTTATCAATAGCCTGTTTCATAGGACTATTATCTGGGAGTAAGTCATATTGCTTTCTCAGGTCGTGTATTATCTTATCATAAGCATCGAATGTTGTTATTATCTTATTGTTATACAGGGTATTAATATCTGTATAACCTTTAATGTCTTTTGCCTTGCTAAACGACAGCATATATGTCTTTATATGCAAGACCCTCTTTTTTGTATCATAATACGATCTCCAGGCGGTATCATCATACGGCTCCTGGTAAAGCCTCCTTACTACCGGTATATTCTGTTTTTTGGGGACCTCTCCTTTAATGAGGCTATTGGTAGTTTTGTATGTGTCGTTAATGAAACGTCCTACACCTCCTAAATATCCTTCAAAAATATGTTCTATTAGGGCAGGGCTCATATCAAACCAGCCTCTTATTGTGCTCTCCTTAACCTGTTTTGTTTCTTCGTCATAATACAATCTTGCAGAGATGTCATCTCTCCCACCAAATAGTTTGTTTAACTCTTTTGCTGCACCTATAAATATTTTATTAGTAGTAGATTTTGCTTTTGTAAAACGTGGCTTTATTTCATCATCTGATGCGAGCAAATGCTCCCTCTCAATAGTATTGCCTAAGAAATCAAGATTATATGATGCCTCAGTTATTGGCTTGGCCCATGTGGGGATGATGGTTAAGACGGCCTCAGCAAGCGTCTCAGGGATAAGAGTTGATTTATCAAGACCAACTATGTTCCAAGGGGAAACCTCTGATATAAGGTTTTTCATATATTCAGAGATGATATCACCTTCTCTCTTCCCTCTAATGTTGTCAAAGACAATATTTCCTATGCTTGTTGTTGCTCTGTGTCCATGGGGTAGGGGAATAGTTATAAATATCCCCTTTTCAAAAGGACTGGGGAAGACAGCATAGCTATCTTTTACATACTGAGATAGATTATCATAGTTGTCTTTATCATCATCTCCTCCAAAAGCAAAAATGAGAGCAGGCCCAAGCATCCTGAAAGCCAGAGCACTTAGTTGAGTAAGTATAAATCTCCCCGGATTTTCTTTTGCTAATCGGATCATATTAGCATTACCCTGTATTGAAGCATTAAAGAACGCCCAATAAGCTCCTGCATATTTAGACCACTCACCTTTTCTATTAAAGTTAGTGGTTAACTCTTTTGCTGATATGGCCGCCTTGTTGTACATCTCTTCGTTAGGCTCCTGAAGACCGCTCTGCCTCAGCTCATGCTCTATCTCAGTTTTGAAAGCAGCAAAACGCATTGCATTTTCTGACATCTGGGCCAAATACTCAAGAGTGCCATTCACAGCCCTGTAAACCTTCTTTGCAGCAAGCTGAGGGCTGACAGACTGTGCCTGGTTAGCCTCTTTAATCATATTATTGAGCCTTTTCTTATGCTGCTCAACATTATTTATGTGTACCCAACCGGTCTCTCCTCCATATTCTATGAATTTTCTATATAGTTTTTCTACCTCTCCGTCCTTATTCCTCCCAAAATACTCATTATTTATAGCCCTCCATGCTATCGGGATGTTAGCAGCAAGAGCAAAAGGATTACCGCCTCTTATGAAATATGCTTTAAATCCAAATTGTGCATCTCTGAGAAAGTTTGTAAGCATGAAATCCGGATTTTTTGAAGTAGAGAGAGCGGCCATGGTCCTGGTTATGGCACTAACTCCACTATGGAACTTATCCATGCCTGTCACTCCGGATCCGTTAATCGCTTTTGCAACACTAACCCCTATGTTTCCTTTAAAGTCTATTAAAACGTATTCTCCATTAACATATACAGGAACCTCGTGTGCTTTAAGTTGCTCTCTTGTCTTATGCCATTTATAGGTATTATTTGTCTTTGCTTTTACTGCCAGTCCAGCATCAATGAGGTGCTGTGCCGGTGGCTCAAAAGTGGTTTCCCAGATAGCCTCCTCACCAGGTGCTGCTATATTAATCAACCATGAATCTTTTATTAAGAACAGGTCTGTCATCATCTCCCTGTTTGCTTCAGCGAGCCTCCACGCTGCTAAACGGACCTCATTCTTATTACCCCACACTACTGAACTTTCTGCCATAGAAGGTATATGAGCAAGAGGATCCTCAGCTATTGACTCACGCCCAAAGGCATGTTTATTGACACTACTGATGATTGCTCCTCCCATATAATTATCACCGAGTATGCCTGTATAATCAACATTTTCTTTAACCTCCCAGCCTCTTAATGGAACATAATATCTATATAGGTCCTTAATGTCGTTATATATATCTGAAGATATTAGTTGATGCGTAAAGCTCTGTTCAAGGGCAAACTGTGTAGCTTTTCTTACGGCAGCCCAGAATTTACCGATTTCTGCTGCAGATAGGTCTTTCTCAAACTTTGTAACAATCTTTCCAGCCTCTTCATCGGTCATACCGGAACGCATATTACCAGCTTCGCTACCTTTGATATTCTTAAATCTCGCTACAGCATTTATCTGTATTCCATTCAGTAATATAAACTCCTTACCTATTACGTCAAAGTCTGATAACGATTCGTCATAGAATATACTATCATAAGCATTATTAATGATGTTTCGTATTTTAGATAGGTTTGCCCTATCTGACAGGTATTCTCTTTCCTCCTCAGACTTCATCCTTCCGGTAATATATTCATACACCTCTCCGCTTGTTATTACCTTATTCCTTTCAGGAGCATGTTTGGCTATCATGTAGTACCATCTGTCCTTATCATCAATACCTCTCTTCGTCCAATCCTTGACTATATCCGTTATAGGCTTCATATATTCCTCTGCGAATATGTCCATTGCCGCCTTGCTCTTTGAGGTAGATAATATCTCCATTTCATAAGGATTTTTAAAGAATGATACATTACCGCCCCTTCTTTTTACTTCGTCAGTAAGCCTCTTTACGGCTATCATCCTGTCCTGTATCTTTGTTATTGCAGCATCAAGAGCTGATAGTTTTATGTCGTTTGTGTCTGGAGTATATTCTTGCTGTCTGTATAATAATTCTTCTTTTTTCTCAGCGGCACGGCCAATATCGTTGACTACTTCTTTAACGGTGGCTGTATTTGGAGATTTCAGCCTGTTTTTTGACCTCCACAACAAATAAGCTATATCAGAATTATTCAGGCGAAAATCAATGCCTAATGCCCGAAAAGCGTCTCTTATGACTGCAAATATCTTCTGCAGGAGAGTAGGGGGTATATCCTTCTCTGCTATGGATGCCAGATATTCCTCTGCAGCAGTAACCTTATCGCCGTATTTAGCAAAGTGGTCTGCCTTCATCTCGTCCGGCATGGAGGCAAACACCTCACGCATGGTTGGGATAAATCTATCTCCGAGTAACCCTCTCAGTCCTTTGTGTGCCACTGCTTCGTGCAGTATGGTTGCCTGTAGATCTCCAATAGTGCTGTGGTTTGGTATAACAACGGAAATAGTATCCGTCTTCGGATCATACCAACCTTTCGCCCTTCTCTTCTTTACCTGTGAGGCAGGAATCTGTTTTGAGTCCTTGATTACCTTAATTGCAGTATCTAATTCTACTGATAATATTTCGGCTGTAGAGATAAAGTTTCCTTGCTTAAGAGTTGGATTTTCAAAATCTTTTATTATTTTTGTGGCAAAATCAAGTTGTTGTTTAACGTCAGCGGGGTTACTGCTGTTTAAATAACTTCTTGATTTTATTTTTTCTTGCACCCACTCTGATAACTTTTCCTTATTAGCGTAATCCATTAAATCTTCAGCAATCCACCTTATAATATTGCTTGTTGTTCTTGGATGAATACTACGAATACTATTAACTATAATTTTTCCACGTTTACTATTTGTTTCAATAGCTACAACAAAGTTTTTTTCACCCTGCCGCAACTCTGTTAGTATCACATTACTCCCAATGTGTGTTGCACTGCGAAATACTGCAAGAGGGGACTGTAGCGCTTGTGGTAAATTTTTTATTTCTGATAATTCAAATGGATGATTTTCTTGGTTCGACTTATTTGTTAATCGGCTTGCTGCCATTTCAATAGGCAAGTTCGGTATCCCTGCTGAAAGCAATATCGCATCAGGTGTTCCTAAATGATAAATATGCCCTTTTTCCAGACTTCCATTTGTCTGTTCATCAATTTCCTCGTTGAATTTATTATTTACCGATTCAATATCTGAGTTAAAACTATGATATAATGGCATCCCTATTGCTGCCTGCTCTCTTATTGCATCTGTGATAGGTATTGACGGTATGTCTGCCATTTCCTGTATGTCAATATACTCAACCTTTGCACCAAACTTCTTACCTATCTTATTTGCCTGAGCAGGTATAATATTGTCGTAAAAGGCTTTCATACCTTCACCGCCAACCTTGAGGTCAAGTCCGAAATATTCTTTTTCATCCCATCTGTTTGGGTTGTCAGTAATAATCTTTTCTGCAAGCTCTTTCCCAACTATTTCAGATAGATTATTATCATCTACTGGGATAAAATGATGAACATTGTTTTCAACATCTGTCACCCATAAACTCCAACTATAAGATTTCTTAGAACCCTTTTCATTAGTTGCTTTAACCTTATTTATTTGTTTACTCAAATCATACCTTTCACCCTGCATATCTCCTGTCGTCCACGCAATCCGGTCAAACCCATTATCTGCAGCATAAATCATCATCCTGCGGAGTGCAAGATTTACCCACTGATCGGTGTTTTTGAAAGGCATATCAGGGATTGAAAGTTTATCAGAATAATTTTCGCTGTATTCTGTGATCAAATCCAATTCCTCTTCTGTTGCCAGAACAGCTTTCTTGCCAATAATTATTGAGTTTCCGGTTCTGTTTACCACATAACCATTATTATCCTCAAAGTATAGTATTCCATCAGATTCAATAGGTTTAATGTTGTGTTTTTCTAAATCTTTAGCTATTTGATTTAAGTTTCTTCTAAACCCTTCCTTCTTCCCTTTCTGCGCCCAGTCGGATTGTATCTCCTCTAAAAACAAGACCTTTTCGTCTTTACCATATTGTTTATCATCAGGCTTCTCTCCCTTTTTGCCATTCCTTACCCAATTATCATAATCTATATTAAACTTGTTTGCTCCTTTTGCCGGAAGAATACGCTCATTAAACCGGATATGTGCAAGGATGTTTGGCTCATACCAGTGGGGGGATTTGAATGCCGGAGTCTCTTTACCTTTTACCGTTGTTTTAAATGGAATTTCGTCCTTTTTTAAACCCTCAATATAATTTAGATAATCAGGTTCGTTATTAAATTCCTTATTCCAAACTTGCGCTGAATTATCTCCGGCTTTAACCTTCCATATCTTTCCTCCAGGAATATTAGGCATCATCATCAGTAGCTCCTTGTAATTCTCCCCACCAGGTTCCTGGTATTTGTGGTATTTGGTTCTGTACTGTTCGTATGTGAAATCAAACATATCTGAGTTACGAATCTCCTGAATAGCATTATTTATTGCTTCAACTGCTGTTGTCGCATCAGGCTGTACGGATACACCGTAAGCCTCTTCTTTAAATGTGACAACCCATTCTCCATCTTCATTTTGCTCAACACTTTTAACATCATCAGCCGTTATGGGGAACGGCTCTGCTTCTTTTACCTCTTCCTGCACCTCAATCCTGTTATGATTGATCCAGTTCTGTATATCGGCTTTAGTGATGGTCTTTTTGTCTTTCACAAACTCATCCCACTGCATCCAGTCCATCTCTGCCTCTTTTGCTCCATTCTTCAGAAGCATGGCTTTCCATTGCTCCTGAGTACCTTTCTCTTGCCGTATCCTGTTCAATGCTTGCTCGGTGGGGGAGTAGAAGTATTTGTCCCTGTATCTTATGTCTGCGTTATCAGAACTAAATTCACCTGTATTGTCAGTTGCAGATTTGATTTGATTTGGACTGAAAGCAATTATTGTTTGTGAGCCGTCAACACCTTGAACCAATACCCCATCATTTTCTAAAGCATCTGCTTCTTCAATAATTTCATTAATATTGTCATCAAGATAAGCGGTTGCGCTGTCATTTGCTTCAAATGACTCATTTCCGTTGCCTATCCATCTTGATATAGGATAACCTGCCGCTTCTGCTTCCTCCCTCTCATTGACGTAGTCATAGTCTAATTGTGATAGAGCATGCTCTACGTTAATAATATTTGGATTTTGAAGACTGAGGTAAGCAGGAACTAAAATACCATTGCCATATAACTCTGCTTCATTTCTGTTTGCAAAGAAAAACCCTTGTCTGTTTTTTAAATATGATCCATGAGAATTTCCTTTATCTTTTCCAAAAACAGTAAACTCGGATCCTGTTCCGTGATACACCACCAATGGCCGTCCTTCGGTATCCACAATCTTGCTATCTTTAAACCACTTATAGAAATTTATTACCCCATCTTCTGTCGGATGAATAAAGTTCCCATCACTGTTCCTGGTTGGTCTTTCAGTGCCGTTAATGGTAATTGTTTCCGGCATGTCTGCTTCTCGGTAAAGAATAGCATTCACTGTCTCTTCGTCTATCTTATTATTTTGACTCTCTGTAGGTTTATCTATTATTACAAGCCTTGCTTTTGCCTGGGTTGTTTTTAATAGATTTTTATCAGTAAATGTTTTTTCTGGCAACTTCTCTTCAGAACCGTTGACACTTTCAAGCCATTGCCTAAATGCTACAGCTTTTCTATCTCCCCTTATAAATATTCCTTCTCCAACGATTGCCACTATTCTACCACCTGGTTTCAATAGTTTATAAGCGTGTGAAACATGCTCCCCATCTGCACCATCCGAAAATGGAGGATTCATAATTATTCTATCATATTTCTTATCAGAATACTCCATGAAGTCAGTTCCAACAATGGGAAAGTTTTTTGCTTCTAATATTTCTCGCAGTTGTGATGATATTTCAATAACATCCGGTGTAACGCCTGTAGCCTTAATTACTTCTGCAATATTTCCATTGCCCGCACTTGGCTCTAATATATCCATGCCTTTAGATATATTTGCCTCTGACACCATTATTTCAGCTACGCTTTTAGGGGTTGGGAAAAAGTCAAATCCTACATTTTTCCCAACAATGTCTCTTTCGAGTTTTTTTACTCGATTTTCCTCCTGTTTACCACCTCTGTATTGCACATATTCTCTCAAAGCAGCCCTAAGCATAGAATCATTTTCAATTCCCATAGCTCTAAGGCGTTTATGGTCTTTAATTTGATCTATAATTCTATTATATTTCTTATCAAACGAATCTAATCCGTTAGTGAGTTCAATCAATTCATTAATCTCATCATCACTTCTTACATTATAACTATCATATTCGCCTAAATTAGCCACCCTTTTTCTCCATCTTGACGTTATTAGCTTTAACCCTCTTATGCCTTCAACCTTGTTTAACAAATTATTAATATGTGAAGCATATATTGAAGGGTAAAATCCACTTTTAAGATACTCTATTGTGTTAATATCAACTGGATCTGATTTGTGTTTTTGTTGTTCGCTGTAATCACTTGGGTATTTAGCACTCAACTCAAGACTATTTGCGCTTTTAACCAACCCATCGAGTAAATCAATGTGCGTTTTTGCTTTAATGCCGTCTAAAAGTTTCACATCTCCATTTTCAATAGCATTTGCGATATTAAGCATGGTATTACCGATCCTTTTACTCTCTGCTGCTTTGGCATCGGCATTATTAGCCATATTTGCCCTTTTATATGTGTTTGTCAAGCGTTCTCTGCTTAACTCTTCATTTGCTGCTTGAATTATATTGTTGGCTGATTCCCTAAGTTTATTCGCAATAGATTGTTTCTTTTCCTCAGTTTTCTGTTCAACAGTATCTTTGTTTTGTATATCATTATCCTGCAGAGAGACAAACTTGGTAGCTTGTTCCTTTTCTTTAAAAATAAAACCAGGAACCGCCCCATTACCTCTATATGAAGAATAGTAACCATCTAACACTCTTGCTTTTTTATTTAGATCATTATAAACCTGATTTTCCACTCTTTCTGAAAGCTGAACCACAAACAAAGGTTCTCCTGTCTTTGTGTGTTTCGCCTCAACAATATTCATCAACGCACTACCAATATCCACTTTGGAAATCTCTGATTTCTTTTCTGTATCAGCATTCCTCTTACCTATTACTTCGTCAGTAACAAGTTCGTCATAAATGGCTTTTTGCTCTACAGTCAGAGCAGACATCCCATTTTTACGAATAAACACCTTAAACTCCTCTAAGGTTTCTGGATTGGTAAGTGATTTTTTATATGCCTCTATTTTCTGCTTATATTCTTCTCTATTTTTAGCAATCTCCTCAACCTTATCATCAATATCTTTCTGAGTGATTTTTCCGACCTTTTTTTCAACCGCATCCTCTAACCTTTCGTCCATAGAATAAGATATTGTTGACAAGGCAAATGTCATATAATTGTCTTGAAGGATGCGTTTTATGATAAAATCTTTAGACTCATTCTTATACCTCGCCACAAAATAAGAGTTATAATCTTCTAATAACTCAGCCTTTGTCTTGGCCCTTAATTCCAATTCAAGTTCATTTTGGCTATTTTGAAATATTTTAAATGCCTCTTTAAATGTATCTACGTTAATCATACCATCCCTGAAATCTTTTTCAAACTGTCTCAAAGAATTAAGCGTGAATATTTGCGACAAAGCATAATTTGTAACCGCTTGCTGCTTCTCTTTCCACCCCTTCGCTTTCTCTGGAGACATCATCACTGTTGTATGATCATCAATCTTAACAGGGACCTTCTTTTGTTCTACTTCTTTTTCCTTTGCCTGCTGAAGTAACTTCTTAGCTTCATCCTTATTATCTTCGTCAAGTTCTTCATCGACTTCGGCCAGAGCATCTGTGTCAATGCTGTCTGTATCCCGGATTATTTCTTCATGTGATGTTAGCTTTTGCAGTTCTGGATATACTTCTTTATTTTCTAACCAGTCATAGTACCATTGCCTTAATGGTGCTTGGTTTGGTTCAGATGTAGCATGATATGTTACAATTGGGATATCATCAAAATAGTATGAGATATAATCCTTTTTTCCATCTTTGTCCCACTCACTTGTTAAGGATCTTAAAAAGTCCGGAAAAATTACTTGGCTTCTTGGAACACTCTTTATCCATTTTAACCAATCTTCTTTACTTGCTGTTCTTGCGTCTGGTTTTTCGGAGATTTCGGCTTTTAATTCCGGATAATCGTTCAAAACCTCTTTAGGAACAGGCTTGCCTTCAGAGAGTGCTTGCTGGATTAATTTTATATGAGAATGCTCGTTAATCCACTTATTTTCTATTGCTGCAATCTCTGAATTAATATTTTGTATTCTCTTTAGTATAATATCTTTTTCTTTGCCAGGGGCTTTTTTCTCTTTTTTTATAAGTTCATCTATTTCTTTATGTAACTTATTAGATTTTTCTCCTTCTTCTGATTCGTTCCATGCAAAGACATCTTCATTTGATGTTATTTCATCAAATTCATCCTTTGTCATCTGCCAGGCTTCCTTTGACTGTGGTGTTTGCTCGGCTTGTATCTGCTTGTACTCAGTAAAAGGTTTTATCCTCCTGCTTCCGGATTTCGCCCATTCTGTGAACTGCTCCATTGTAGTCTCGGTGATATTTCCAAGACCTTGCCACCCTTCCTCATAGTTTGATAAATAAGCATCCCTGGCCTGTTCAATAGAATCAAAGCCAATCATAACTTTATGTTCGTCAAAGGATTTATCTTTATTGATCTGGTCAATGACAAACACTTTTTCAGAGAGAGGATTATCTCCTAAGAAAATATCAACATGGTCTCCGTCTTTACTTGTCGTTCCAAGAGCATAGCCATAGCTATTATTGAGTGTTATGGACCACTTCTTACCTGTCTTATCCACTCCTGAGCGAACCGATCCTTTAGGGTTTTCTATTGTAACATCAAGTCCCTGTATGGTTACATGGCCTTTTTGATAGTTTCCTGCTTCTTTCTGTGCTTCTGAAGGGTTTATATCAACCTTTGCTTCCTCTGCTCTTATCTCCTCTATCTTGAGCTGATTCTCGGCCTCTTTAAGACCTGCTTGCTCGTTTTTTTTCAGAGCATCAATCTTCCTGTCAATCTCAACAATTAAGTCTTCCTGACGTTTTACGAGTGTATTGGTTATAGTAGGATCAAAGCCCTCTCCGGCAAAAAGGTCTTCAGGAGATACTTTTGTATCCCCAAACAGTCCGGATCTTTGTATGTTATTTTTGATTAGCCGGTTTTTCTCGGCTATAGCGTTTTCTTTTTCTTTTTGCAGCCTCTCTATCTCTACTGACTGAGGCGTTAAGGGTTTTAGTTGTTCCTGGAGTACCAGGTCATTACCTTGCTGAACAGGGATGCTTTCAGCTCTTTGGTCACGGCTTCCTTCACTTGCTGCTTGGTTATTATCCCCTCCTTCAAGGCTAATGGCAGGGCCTTCCGGAATGTTTCTGTTGCTTCCTTCCCTGTCTGATTCTGATTCAATATTTCTTCTGGTGTCATCTTCTGGTAAATCTTCTGTGTTGTAAATATTTTCATCAATAGCGGCTCCTATGAAGATATTATCAATAGCCCTATTATCTTCTTCGCTTAAAGATAAATAAAATTCTTCATAGTAGTTATTAATTATTTCATTAAGTTCGTTTTCTGTTAATTCTCTTGGGGCCGATTCGTAAAACTCTTTTTCTTTTTCAATCCCGTGTTCTCTTATTTCCTTAATGTATTCAAGTGCTCTACGCTTAGAGTTAGTGTAGTGTAGTACATCAAGGATTACATCAAGTATCTGCATAGTATCCATATTTGCAAACAAGCCTGTCTGGTCTGTTTCCCAGATGTAGTGTGCAAATGCCTCTGGCGTCATCCCTTCTTTTTCGTTCCTTATGCCTATGTAAGATCCTATCTCTTTGTTTGACTTTAACCCTAAGTGTTTTGCAAAACCCTTTGCTCCAGGGCTATCGTTCATCTTTATTTTTGTTCCCCAAGCTATCTCAAAGGCAATAGCCTCATAAGGAGAAGCAGGTTCACCAAGGGCCATTATCTCTTTCTGAAAAGGGGTATTAGTATTTGTCCTATTTGCTTTCTTTTTTGGCTTATTTATAATAGTTTGGGCTACTTGTTTGGGCTTAAATAGTTCTTCTAACCCTGCTATACGATCATTGATAACCTTTAATTCGCTTCTGTTTTTCACTCTCTCGGTTATGCTTGTGGTCTTTTTCCCTTCCAGCTTCTTTTTTTGTGTTTTCAGGTCCTCGATAGTGGATACTAATATGTCTTTCGCCTCTCCTTCAGAAAATGCTTTTGACAATTCAGAGTACAACATTTCCGGGTTCATGGCATCATAGTCAGGCTGGCCGTCCTTTGTAAGAGGAATCTGTTGTTCCTGTTGTTCTGCTGGAGGTATGTTTTCTGCCTGTTGTTCTGTTTCTGGCATTATAGCAGGACCTGTTGGTTCTTGCTGTAAGACGGCTGTCTCAGAAACTATATCCGGTAATTTTGGTATCCTCTGCAATAAAGAAGCATCATCAACATAGTGCATTCCTCCTTCTGCATCAATTACCTGTATGCCTGCTTCGGAGGCTCTGTCTACGATTACTTTTTCACCTCCGAAAAGCACAGGCATACCTGGTGATAATTCTTCTATCGTTAATTCCTGTTGCGATTGAGCGTCAAGTTCTTCCTCAGCAGCCTGTTGAGCCTCCTGCTCTGCAATTATTGGCTGCATCTGTTCTCTTGCAGCAAGCCAGCCCTCAATAAATTCTTGTTTTGGGATGGTGGATATATTGACAAAATCAATAGATGGTCTTGCTATTTTCTCTCCTCCCTCTACTGGTCGTACTACCTCAATACCGGCCCCGGCGTTTTCGTCTTGGTGATCTATAAGGTAAAACTGCTTATCCTCTCTATCTGTCAATATATAGACATTGCTTGCATCTTTCGTGTTACTGAATTGTCCTCCCATCTCTTTTTCTGCAAGTGCCTCTATTCCAGTGTAAACGCCTTTCTTCTTAGCGTTGTCCGCTACTGCTTTCGATGCTGCCATAAGGATATTGTCCTTATTTTCAGGTGTTATTTCTGACTTATTAATAACATCTGAAAGGGATGACATATCAGCGAGGACGGGACTGCCGTATACATCTTTATTTTCATCTACGATATTGCCTTGATTAATATTGTTTATTAGGCTTTGTAACACAGGTGTTACACCCGGGTCGTTGATTGATGAAGATAATGTTTGTAGGTTATTAAGTGACTTCTTAGCAATAGTGTTTATGTTGTTTCTCTCTATCCTGTTGCCTATTCCTCCTGCTGTTGTCTGTGCGCCCAGCATGGCCCCTTGGAAAAACAGTGTAGAGACAGCAATTGACTTGTAAAAATCCGGATCCGCAAGCTCCTGCAGGTCTTGTTTGCTTAGAAGTGTTAAGGCGTTACCCAGGTTAGTAAGCACCTCTTCACCAATTTCTACAGGTACGTTTCCTATCTGTGTTTTATCGAGTATGTTTTTCGCTGCAAGAGCATACTTGTTATTTGCTATCTTGCTTAGATTATCTGCATACTTACCAAGCGTTTTGCGTAGTACCCGGTTTTCAAGCATTGAAGTACCAAAATTTCCCGTCACAACAGAAAATTCCTCTGCGAAATATTCCCAGAAGGTACGCATTGAAGATTCATATATATTTGATCCTATGCTCCTTTTCGGGTCAATAGCATTTTCACTAAATTCAGTATAGAGCATCGGTCTTGTAGGTAATGACATGAGATTGAACAATGCAGATTCTCCTATTTTCTTGCCCAGGTTTGCGGCTATTGTTCTCTTTGTAGCTCCTTGAAGCATCTCTTTTGTTGCTATACTAAATGCCTCTTTCATCCCTGTTCTTAATCCTGACGCTGCTATGTTAGCTCCAGCTATGCTGAGGATAAAAGGAACCATTTTTTGTGAAGATTGCCCGGCGGTGTACCAGAAGCTCTTTTTCCCTCCTTCAATGTCCTTGAATTGTTTGTATATATCTAAAACATCTTTCTCCTCTTTCGATAAAGATTCCGGGTTATTTTGTGCTTTTTGTGCTATTCCTGCTATTTTAAGGTTCCTGTCGATCTCTGTGACACCCATGCTGACAAAATCCTTCAAAAGCCCGGTTTTTGTCAATCCTTGTAAAAATTCATTAAGCCCGGTTTTTGTGTCATCGTATTTCTTCAGATTCTCAGAGAGACGTAACAGGTCCCGTTGTAGATATAAAGCCTTGATTCTGTCTTCAACCTGTTCTGCTGCAACTTTATTTTGTTCATAAAACTGTCTTTCCTTAGCAGGTATCTTTGCTTTTGTGAGGAAAGATGCTATGTTCATCGTTTTACCCTCTTTCCCCAGAGCGGCAGTAGCACGGTAGTCGCCTTCTATCTTATCTCTCACAGCCTTATATGGCTCTAACAGGTCTTTATTTTCGTCTGTTAGCTGTTTTATTGCCGTTTCCGCATCTGCTGAGGTCTTAATATCAAACCCTTGAACTTGTGGCGGCACAGCCTGAGAGGGCATCTGTAAAGGCATCTGCTGAGGTAGATTATTTTCCTTGTCTGCCGGTAGTGTGCCCGGTTGGGGCCTGTTGATTGCTTCTTGTATTTGTTTTTGAGCAAAAGAGGGCTGTTCTGCCTGCCTTGACAGTATGTTTTGTGCAGAGAATGGGTCTTTTTCTTCTTTTGTCTTATAGTCATCATCGAGGAATGATAGAAATTCAAGCTCATTGCCTATCTCTCGAGGTGAAAAGAGCGGAGATATTCTATTGTAGAATGTTGAAGCCTTATCCCTGTTATTTAACGCTCTTAAAAACTGGTCTCTGGTTCCTATCTGTTGCTGCGTTACCTTACCTGTTTTTAGTAAATTATCATATAACCTCTCTCTCTTGCTTATATTCTCTACTTTTTCCATGTTATTGAAGTAAACTCGGTCCTGTCGAATAATCTCTCTCGTCATCTATTAGCCCTTCAAGGAAGGATCCTGAACCAGAATTGTCTTGAAAATACTTGTCAAACTCTCCTTTTGTGTCTTTTGCTAAGTATTTCAGTGCTACTGCCCTGATAGCGTTATTTGAACGCTCTATATCTCCTGCGTCAATAGTTCTTTTCAGGTTAGAAATATCGGACCGGATCTCCTTTTCAAGAGGAGATAGTTTCTGTGCTTCGAGGTCAGTCATATTAGCAAGGTCGCCATAACGACTTATTACCTCATTAACAAGTTGCTGCGCTCCTGATATATCCATTTTCTTCCCTTTAAATTCAAGGAAAGGAGCTTTTGTCATCCCTGATTTCTCTGCTCTTATGCGGTTTGACTGAGCATTCTCTGCTTGTATCTCTACCTGTCGTTTTTTCAGGTTAAGCTCGGTTGGATCAACATATTCAGTTGTCTGCTTTTGCTGACCAGCTTTGAAGCCCTCCAGACCGGCTTTGAACTGCTGATCCGCTTTTATCTTAGCGGCTTCGTAACCATATTTATTGCGTTCTTTTTCAGTGTCTTGGTGGTATTTAAGCTGTTGGTTGTAATCTTCCTGTCTTGCTTTTCTCTCTTGTTCATTATAATATATATCACTTTGCAACCTTTGTCTTCTTGCGTTATCTGCTTCTTGAAATGCTTGTTGCAAGTAAGGAGAAGACTGTTGGAGCTGTATAGGGGCATATCCTCCTCCTGCAAGATTTCCGAGGCTCCTGAAAAAATCCGTAAAAGCAGCAATCTTAGCCATTCTTGTTGCTCTTGCCTGTTCATCTTCGAGCATCTGATTATTTACTTTTGCTTGTGACATTATATCGAGTACTGATTGTCCGGGCTCATACTTGAATGGTCTCTGCGAATATTGATAATCAACGCCCTGAGCTGTCGGCAAAGGGTTTGTTGCTACTGTTGTAGTAGTTGTCTTTTTACTTTGTCTTAGCTTATCTTCCTGCTGTGTCATTGTGTGCTTATTTTGAACTGTTTTGCTGCGTCTGCGGTTATTCTACTATCGAAGTCTGAAACGTAAGCAGGATTCAGAGAAGCCATATTTTGCCCTTGTAAAGAAGGAATATTTGAGGTAAACTTACTGCCAGACATAAGATAGGCAGATGCGAGGTTTGCTGCTGCATTAGAGATCCCCTGGGCAGTGTTCATCCAGTTCTGTGCCCTTTGTGTGTTCATATTCATATCTCCCTGCAGGAGGGCTGATTTCCTTTGCAGATAGCGGTCCTGGATAGCATCTTTGCGGGCTTCTTCACCCTGTACAATATTTCCTATTGCGTCAGACATTACTTCATTATTTGCCTGTTTTGCTGCAAGAACATTTTCCTGTGTTGCTCCGGTTGCTGTCGCTGTGTTCTCAGTTGCTTTATTGCGATCCTGCATAGACTTGTCAAGCCTTTTCAGATAAGCCTTGGAAGAAGGATTATCTAATGTGCCTCTATAGTAATCACGGAGGTATGTAGATAAGTTCTCTTGTTTTGCTTCATCCAAAATCTTTTTATTCTCTCTCTCTGCCTTTCCTGCCTTAGATGCTCCGAAAATAGTAGTAGCAAGAGAAGTACCAGCCAGAATTGCGGCGGGGACAAGAAAAGGAATAACACATTGATAACCAGTATAATTTTCTTTATTAAAGAATGACAAGAGAAACAAGACGGAATATAATATTACTACTCTCTTCATAACCATTGCTTTTTTAGCAATATTACAGCTTCGTAATATTTTCGTACACCCATTTTGGGTGCAATGAAAGACACTTATTAATAAGAAAATAAATTCCTGTAATCCTCAGTATCGATCAGGTATGAATTCTTACATATTATCAGTTTCGCTCCCAGACCTTCATTACTATATGATAGTCTTTATGCAAATTTTATTACAGATATTAAGAATTTGATATATATACATCATTAATCCGGTCAAAATTGAATTCTTTACCGATAGGTGTGATATATGTCACATTTTCCTCATTAATGAATAAAATCCTGAGCGGAGGGGGTGATTTTTAAGATTTATTTATTTCTGTAAATCAGCTATTTAATTCCAAGGTATGTGCAAATTTGCACATAATTCAAATATTATACTTATATTTGTACTCAGAAACAATTACTATATGAAAATTTCAACAGCAATAATTCAAGAAAGGAATATTTCAATAAATACTTCAGAAACTTTCTCGGCAACTTATAAGGGCAGAGAAATAAATATAACTACTGACCACGGACATGGTAAACCTAAATACGACCATTTAAAACGGTATGATATTACTGTTACTTTCAATGGTTCTTATGAGGTTAATACATACGAAGATTGCCACACAATGAAAGACGCTATAAGATATGCCCTAAAAGGTGCTTGTCTGCTGCCGTCTTAATATTGGAGGTAACGGTTTGCATAAGATTAGCGCGGGGCTTAAAAGCAGTAACCTACCCAACGCTAATAACTAAAGGTACGACTGCATAAATAATGATGAGCAGAATAACAGATAAAACCTGTCCAGCATGGCGTATGACACGGTGTTGGGCGCAGTTAAATTTATTATGACTTACGCAGAATATAAGGGATTTAAAAAAACTTACGTTGTTGTTTATGTTACAGGAACAGGCGTTATGGAAGATAATTTCATTGACCATGATGTAGTTTTTGAATCAAACGATAAAGGAGAAGCCGATGAAAAAGCTAAAGAATTAACGATGAAAAATAATTCTATTGCAGAAATAGAATCAACTTGGTATAGAAATAGATACCAAGTGAATATTAACACTTTATCGAAAAAAGGTAAAGAGTTACTAAAAAAGTTTGAAAATGATTTTGACGAAAAACTTAAGAACATGGACGAATCAAAATATAATAAAATTGAAAATAACGGTTGACAATATGAAATGTACGGGATTAAAAGCGGTATCTTATCCCGATACATAAAAGTAAATTAAAGGTAGTACCGTACAATTTGGCACAAACACCCGTATATTTTATATTGTGTGTTACCGCCAGTTAATTTAGTAAGCACATGGAATGGATAAGTATTAAAAATAAAAAACCGAAAGAAGAGCAGGAAATTGTTGCTGTTAATGATTTTCAAAAAGAAGTAGTTGGAGAAGCGTTTTATGAAGATGGGGTTTGTTGTTGCGGGAATGGTGATGAAATGATTTCTCACGTTGTGTTTTGGTTTCCTAAACCAGAATTACCGTCTTTTAATTGGCGGTAA